TCCGGCTGGCCAACAGCTCAAACACCGACCTTTCACGGTCGAGTAGGGGTTGCACAGTTGGGATTCATCGTCTTCTCTCATACACTGAAGGTTCACCCCCTCCTTAGTGAAATGGTGACGGATTAGGCATTCACGAACAAACCGCGAGAAGTTAGGAATCCGTTTTGCGAGCTCGGCCGTCTGAGGGTCTAGGCTAACGCTCTTGATGATCGAGCTCATGCTTTCACCTTCTTCAATTCGTGAGTGATGCCAGGTCGGGTGATGTAGCACTGTTCACCTTGGACCCCGGCAATCTGTTCAAATGTTTCACAAATGAACATAATTTTGCAGTATCGGCAAATTAATTTCATCGCGGGCCCGCCTTGTATGCCATCATTTTCAATTGGTGGATTGTTTGCATTTTGACCTTTAGATATCGGCGTCGATGGGCTTCGGTCGGGTTGTCTCCCAAAAGCAATAAATCCATTTGATGAGAGAAATCGGAAAGCGGGTAGGACTGAAGATAAATGGCGATGTGGCCCCAAATCTCTCTTTTCATTTTGCGACTGTTCATACGAAGTCCTCCAGTGTTGGGAGCTGCGCCCCGGCGTCCATTCGACAGGCAAACGCGACATCGACACATAGAGCGTGGGGAATAATCGACCTGGCTCTGGCAGACGATAGCGATTGAATGTTCTCATGCCGGACATGAGAACACGCGGTCTTTGGAATCCATGAAGGGGGGAACTTCCCCCATATTCGGGTTTTCTTCTGAAACGGATAATCATAGCTACAATAAGTCACATCGACAAAGGGAATATTTTTCATGAAGTCTTGGTTTTTGAGAGCTCCATGAAACGGGTTTTCAAGAAACCAGTATGTAGGCTCGAGCTGTTCTATCAAGAACAGTGTGTGCTTGACCATTTGAATGGCGTTTAGAGCTTCTTCCGAGAGGGGGTTGGGGTTTGCATTCCTAAACTCACAGTCGGCCCCGTTTGCATAGCTCCAACGGGTGCAATCGGGACTCGCCCACACAACCGTTAGTCGGTTTCGACCTGGCTTCAATTCGGCCTCAAGGTCAAGAGGGGCCAGGTCGAAAATATCAACTGCCAAGTCGGGGTCCGTCATTGGGTCAATGTCGATTGTGAAAGTCTGAAATCCAAGATTCTCAAAGGTGCGGGCCATGATCTTAGAACCGGAAAATAATTCTAAGAATCTCATGGTTCACCCCCCCTATTAGGCGGTAGGTTTTCACCATATCGAAAGAGTAAATCCCCCCACATGGGACAGCGAGCCCCAAACATGAGTTGCCCCTGTCGGTGAGAAATCGGTTTATGTCGCCCTCGCAGCTCGCGGGTTGAATCCCCGCAGCAAGCGCATTCAACGACTTCGCCGGTAAATCTCCAACGAATCCGAAGGGCGATTGCAGTCGTTCTCATTCAATCAACTCCGCACAGTCGGGGCACCGAACAGGTGTCCCGTTTTCCGTTGCTATCCAATGCAGATTCGGACAACCGCACCTCATGCGTTCACCTCATTCTCTGTGTATTCAGTCGCCAGGTCGGGGATTAATCCCATCCTTAAAGCTGCAATTTGAACCGCGCATCGGTTCGGGCCATTGAACCCGGCCTTCTTCCACCACGACATACCAAGTTTGGAGTCGGGTTCGTGTTCTGAGTGTGGGCTGTCTATCCCCTTGCATACGGGACAATGGTGGGTTTTCTGTTGCGCCATGATACTGCGAGGGAACCCCCCTATTTAGTAATTATGTAAAACTGCTATGTTTTATTGAATTATTAGTAGTAGTAGTAGTATAGTCTATCCTTCTATCTATCTATCTATCTATCACAGTTTGAAAAACAGGTTTAAGGGCCGGGTTGGGTGTGGGTTGGGTATGGATTGGGTGCCCTTGTTAGCTGGGTTGGTCTTAGTGCATGGGTTTCTTATGGTTTGGTGCTTTACAATCATGAATAATCGCGTCCAAATGTCGTTAATCACTCTCGATAGCAAAATTGCCGGAGCTATCAAGGAAGTTATCAAGGAAGGACTACCAACTATTGAACCAATTAACCCTTTACAGGCTGCCCTCGCCGGTATATTAGCCAGGCAAGGAGCTCCCGACGCAATCCCGGCGTTAGAAGTCCTTCGCGGGGAAGACGGTAAGTTTTCAGGATAGATTATAACCGAGGTTTTCCCCCATTGTGCCGTATGGCAAAGCGCAAGAAGGGAACGCGTCGCCGAAAGGCATCTTTCAGCGTTCTAAACGCCCTCGAAGCAGCTATTTACGGCGAAATTTTAATGCGCGGATCGACCGGCTCAGGAATAATTTCATTTTTCACCGGCGAGGGCGATATAGGAATAGGACCTGGCGAAACCATCGGCGGCATTACGACTTATACTCAACCTGTGGGTGTGGGCGAAATCTCTCTATCCGACCTAATGACTAATCCAAGTCTTGCATTAGCTACAATTAGCTCAAATTTTAGAAGCAACCTTTTGCCGATGAGCTTAGCTGCTTTCACCACTTCCATTTCGTTTCGCATCGGACGCCGAATGCTCAGGCGTCCACTTGCGAGCGTAAATAAAAATTTGGTTAAGCCAGTCCTTGGAGCTGGCATCCGCCTGTAAATATGAGGTGAAATTATGGCGAATGTGAATTGTTATGGGACTGTTATATCTTCTCGCTTCGGGGTTGTCCCACTTCACAACTCAGCAACAACCGAGGCCACTCAGGACGAGATATTCACGGACCCGGATTTTGTAGGAAGTAGTCAAGTTTTTGGCACATTCGCTACTCAGCAACACGGAACCTTCGTCGCAGCTCGCGCGGGCTTACAGTGTGAAAATGACTTCATTTACTGCTTTGTTCAAAGTGCCGGAAAAATAAAATTGGCCCTTCCCATCGGTGGCGGCGCAGGGACTAGCGGCGGGAATTGTGGCCTTCCGGCAATCCTCCCATATCCGAAGGCTATCGCAAGCGGCGACTCTGTTCAAGTCTTAGTGAATGCAGCAGCCACAAGAACCGCCGCTGTTTCTGTCGCATGCTCAAACGGTGAATATCATGTATTTTCAAAGACCGTGTCGGGATCGGGAGAACAGGAATTAGTTTCAATCCTCGACGGTTCTTCATCCCTAGGCTTAACGCTTCAAGGGAGAACAATAACGCATTGGTTCGCTATGCCCGGAGCGAATGACGCCGAAGCTGAATCACCCGTTTATGTTCTCGATGGTTCCGGCGTTCCCATTGGTTCGGTGGCCTTTACAGCGGCGGCGGGCGACTGTCCGGCGACCTATGCACAATGCCGGGTTCCTGTCGCCCTGAATAGCCGGATGGTATTCAGGACGGATGCTTAATGCCAATCAGCAAAAGAGCGAAAGCCCGCTTCTCTATCATGGCTGCATCTGAGAAGGCCGCGGTCAAGAAGGCCGCTAAACTTCTGTTTGATACTGAGCTTATGGGTTCTAAGAGAATGAGGGAAATCGTCAGATGGGCCGAGAAGCGGTGAGCTGATGGCGACGCGCGTTCAATGGCAAGCAACGGTTCCGGCTGGCTCGGATGCCGATAAGATGTTTCCTTTGGGTGCTGTCCCTGAAGGCAAGCGGTTTATCTTCTCGGCGTGTTCGGCATCGGGCGGTGATGGCTCGGAACGCTACGGTATCAATTTGGTTCCCGCCTCTCAAGCAATTTCTGATGTGACGACTTCGACCGCATCGGGTGTGATTTCATGGCTATACCCAATCAACGGCGGTTCTACCGACGCGCAACCCCTCGCCTTGAACCTGAATAACTACCAAACCCCTCTCCCCGGTCCTCTCACGATTTGTATCGCCACCTATACAGCGAGTGCGGCTGAATTAGTAGTCAATATGTTAGGGATCATCGAGGATTTGTGATGCTTAGATGCCTCGAACCAAGCCCTCAAGCGTGAAAACCATACGATACGAGCTCGGTTCATGGGAGAGAACCCACCTGGCTCCCGTAATGCACGCGCAAGCACTAGACAAGTATTCCGAAGCCCTTGGATATCTCCTTGACTGGAAGAAGCTCTATCTTCTTATTACACTGATAGAGATGGCAACGGGCCTTGAAATCCTGTGGGGCACACCTAATGACCTCGGCGACATTATTGAGCAAGTAAGGACATGGTGGCAGGCAAACAAAGAAGAATATGGTGATGATGGGCTCCTAGCTTTCATCAATTCAAAGATGGGATGGGGTCGGGAAATGACCCCCGAAGAACAAGCTCGGATTCAAAGCCAGGCAGAAGTATGGGCGAACGCTTTCGGGATTACCGTTGACCCAGCGACGGGCGAAGTCGGCACTTACACCGACCCCGACGCGCCGATTTCTCAAGCTGATGTATGGGCTCACGCCTTCGGGTATCATGCTCACGGTTGACGCCGTCAACCCCGGAGTGAAGCCCTAAGTCGCTGAAGAAATGAACGCTTAGAGGTCGGTTTTTTCGGTTTGGCATTTCCCTCAATGATCATATCTTCAAACCCAAAGATGGGCGGGTTCGCATCTTCAGCGGCTTCTTGAACGAGATCGTGAACCATATAATCGGGCTTCGCTTCAATCACCATTCCCGATTCGGTCAAAACAGGCTTCCGGCGATATGCACGCCACGCTTCGTGCGGTGGCGGTCCGGCTGGCCAACAGCTCAAACACCGACCTTTCACGGTCGAGTAGGGGTTGCACAGTTGGGATTCATCGTCTTCTCTCATACACTGAAGGTTCACCCCCTCCTTAGTGAAATGGTGACGGATTAGG